TTACAGCGTCCTAGAGCAGAAGAAGAAATATTACTACAATGCTATAATCATAGACCTGACTTTCAACTGTTAGATGATTATATGGCTGTGCAGTGGATCAAGGATTATACACTTGCTAAGTGTAAATATATGCTTGGTGAAGCACGTAGTAAATTTGCTACTATTGCTGGCCCACAGGGTGGATCAACACTTAACGGTGATGCACTAAAAGCCGAAGCTCAAGCAGAAATGGAAAAACTTGAAGCTGATGTATCACTAGCAGTAGCTGGTGGTGTTGGATACGGCTTCACAATTGGCTAAAAAACACTTGACAACTGCTAAATTATAACGTATACTATACTTTATAACTTAGGAGAACAACTTGATAATCGGAATTTGTGGCTTAATCGGTAGTGGTAAAGGTACAGTAGCAGATGTTCTGGTTGAAGAACATAAATTTAAAAAAATATCATTTGCAGATAAATTGAAAGACGCAGTAGGCGTATTATTTGACTGGCCGCGTGATATGCTAGAGGGAGAAACACCTGATAGTAGATATTGGCGTGAGCAAGAAGATAAGTTTTGGACAGAAGAAACAGGACGTTCAATTACACCAAGATTAGTGTTACAGGAGTTTGGTACAGATTGTATGCGTAATGGTTTTTATGACGGTGTATGGGTCAGCTTTGTAAAGAAGAAAATAATAGACAATCCAGAACAAAATTTTGTTATTCCAGATGTAAGATTTGAAAACGAAGTAGAAGTAATCAAAAGTATGGGCGGAAAAGTATGGTGTGTAAAACGTGGTCCTGATCCCCTATGGTTTAGACAGTATCAAGATCTAGGAATCGAGCCAACTGATATACATCCTAGCGAATGGCGTTGGGCAAAAGCATCATTTGAACATAGCATTTATAATGAAGGTACTATTGAAGATCTTAAAAGTCAGGTAAAAGGTCGCCTTGTTTCCACTTTACGCCTTGCTTCTGCATAACCCGTTGACAGTTAGCACATATAGTTTTTAAATTACTACGCATTGTATTATTTAAATCACCGTCTATGTGATACACATTAAACTGTTCAGGTTTGTTGCTAGTAAAATTACATTTTTCACATACGTCTAATTGTCTATAACCTGCACGATACCATTTAGGAATACCGTGTCCCTTACCATTGTGTAAACATGTTTCGCATTGCTTACGATAATATACCTTACTACCTTTTCTATAGTTTACAGCGGCAGGTCTTTTCTTACAATAATCACATAATGGACGCATATTGTATTTACCTTCCCTTTTTACCCCCTTTTGATCGGTGGTTTCTGTGTATATTTTTTGAAAATCGTATAAATACTTTTAACAGTTGTTATATAACAGGAGAACTTAAATGGCTTTAATATCACCAGGTGTACAAGTTAGCGTAATAGATGAAAGCTTCTACACACCAGCAGAACCAGGTACTACTCCAATGCTTTTTGTTGCGTCCGCACAGGACAAAGCAAACGCGGCAGGAACAGGTACAGCAAGAGGTACAACTAAGGCAAACGCCGGTGTACCATTTTTAATTACATCACAAAGAGATTTATCAGACACGTTCGGAGATCCATACTTCCAAACAGATGCAAGCAACAATCCAGTAAACGGGGGCGAACTTAACGAATACGGGTTACAAGCGGCTTACTCCTATTTGGGTGTTAGCAATAGAGCATTTGTAGTTAGAGCAGATGTTGATCTTAACGAACTTAGCCCAAGTGCAAGTGCACCTGCGGCAAATCCAGCAAATGGAACATGGTGGTTTGACACAGCATTAACAAAATACGGAATATTTGAGTGGAACGCAAACGCGGTAACTGTTACTGGTGGACAGTCATTCACTAATAAAGTTCCACTTGTTATTACTTCAAAATCACAACTAGTTGGCGGAAGTGCAACAGGATTTCCAAAAGGCGCAGTTGGAGCAGTAGGTGATTATGCTGTAGTTACAACAACTACTTTAAACAAAGTATATTACAAAAATAGCTCAGGAGCATGGGTAAAAGTAGGTACAGCTGATTGGGTCAAGAGTTGGCCAACAGTAACAGGTACAACAGTTAATCCAACACTTACAAGTAGCCAAGGTATTTCAATTAACGGAACAACTGTTACTTTAGGTGGCTCAGAAACTACTGTTGCAGAATTTGCGGCTAAGGTAAATGCGGCAGGAATTACAGGCGTAACAGCAAGTGTAGTAGATGGAAAAATTAACTTGTTTGGAGATGGTTCAAACACAGTTGATGGATCAACAGACGACGATGGTGCTATTAGATTAGCGGCAGGTGGTTCTGGAACATTACTAGCAGACTTAGGTTTGACAGCAGGTGACTACTATTCACCAGCATTTGAAATTGCTCCACACACATCTGTTCCAGCATTTAAAACAGCTGATACAAAATCAAGACCAACTGGAAGTGTTTGGTTCAAAATTACTGATGCAAACTTAGGCGTACAAATGAAAGTTAAGCAGTTCAACGGAACTACAAAACTTTGGGAAGACAAGCCAGCACCAGTATATACAAACCACACATCAGCAATCTATAACTTAGATAAACCTACAGGTGGACTTGGACTGACACTAGGACAATTATATGTTAAAGCACACGTTTCAGAAGCAGAAAACGAAGAATTTGATTTTGAAATTTTTGCAAGAAATAGTACATCTTCAACTAAAATTACTTCAAGTGCAGTAGCAACACAATTAAGCGTTCAGTCATATGGCTTTACTATTGCTGAAAGTATTGTAGGACAAGCAACTATGTCAACTGGTAAAGCATTAAGCATTACAGCAACAGGACTAGCAGGCGATGCAGACTTAATTGCAGATGCAATTAACGCGGCTGGATTTGTAAATATTGTTGCAAGTGTTGATGCAAGTAACAGAGTTGTTATTGAACATAACGATGGCGGAGAAATCCACATTAAAGATACTAACGGTGCTTTAGGCTTAATTGGCTTTACAGCATTTAACTATTCAACAAAAGCAGGAACTGCAAACTTATATGCGGCACCAAGCGGTGATTCAACTTATGACTTCCATGCTTCAAACTGGAAGATATTAACACAAACTGCAAGTCCAAATGCTCCAACAGCATTAACAACTGATGGCGCACTATGGTACAACAGTATCGTTGATGAAGTTGATATTATGGTACACGATGGTAATACATGGAAAGGTTACCAAAACGTATATAGTTCAGCTGACCCATTAGGACCAATTGTAAGTGCAACAGAACCAACTACACAACAAGACGGTTCATCTGCACTAGTAACAGGTGACATTTGGGTATCAACAGCAGATTTAGAAACATATCCGCAAGTACACAAATATAATGCAGACTTAGGCAAATGGCTTGCATTAGACGAAGGCGATCAAACATCAGAAGATGGAATTTTGTTTGCTGATGCACGTTACGGTACAAGTGGCGGAACAGCTACAGAAGCACCAAGCGGAACTATTGCAGAACTGTTAGTTAGTGATCACTTAGACACTGACGCTCCAGATCCTGCACTATATCCAAAAGGTATGCTATTATGGAACTTACGTAGAAGTGGATTTAATGTTAAGAAATTTGTACGTAATCATGTAGATGTTACTGCAAAGAATATTAGAATGGGTGACGTAAGCATGGCTACATACTATCCACATAGATGGGTAACTGAGTCAGCTAACCAACCAAACGGTGCAGGTAGCTTTGGACGTAAAGCACAGCGTAAAGTAATCATTCAAGCTCTACAAGCAATGGTTAATAGTAACCAAGATATTAGAGATGATGAATCAAGATTGTTTAACGTTATGGCATGTCCAGGATATCCAGAACTTATTGGAGAAATGATTGCACTTAACAATGATAGAGGCTTAACAGCATTTATCGTAGGTGACAGTCCATTTAGATTACCAAGTGATGGTACTTCATTAAACAACTGGGGATCAAACGTTGCACTAGCAGTAGAAGACAATGACGAAGGTGCAGTAAGTAGAGATGAGTATTTAGGAATGTTTTATCCTAGCTTATTTACTAGTGATAATGCAGGAAACAACGTTGTTGTTCCACCAAGTCACGGTATCCTAAGAACATTAGCATTAAGCGATCAAGTATCGTTTCCATGGTTTGCACCAGCAGGTACAAGACGTGGTGGTATTACAAACGCAAGTGCCGCAGGATTTATTGATGCAGAAGGTGAATTTAAATCAATTGCATTAAATGAAGGACAGCGTGATACACTTTATGCTAACAACATTAACCCAATTACATTCTTGACAGGAGCAGGACTTGTTAACTTTGGTCAAAAAACTAGAGCTAGAAATGCAAGTTCATTAGATAGAATAAACGTTGCAAGATTAGTAATTTACTTAAGATCACAACTTAAGAAACTTGCTAAGCCTTACATCTTTGAGCCAAATGATAAAATCACACGTGATGAAATCAAAGCACAAGCAGATAGTTTAATGCTTGAGCTAGTATCTCAAAGAGCATTATATGACTTCCTAGTTGTATGTGACGAGTCTAACAATACTCCAAGTAGAATTGATAGAAACGAACTATATTTAGATATTGCTATTGAGCCAGTAAAAGCTGTAGAATTTATTTACATTCCACTAAGACTTAAAAATACTGGTGAAATTAGTGGACTATAATATGATAAATAAAAGTAATAGGAGCAAATAATGGCAATTTCAACACTTTCAAAATTAACAGTACCTTTAGATAGTAACGCAAGTGCATCTAATCAGGGATTGTTGATGCCCAAACTGCAATATCGCTTTAGAGTTTCTTTGGAGAATTTTGGAGTATCAAGTCCGTCAACAGAGCTAACAAAACAAGTTATGGACGTAACAAGACCTAATGTTAGTTTTGAACAAATGACAGTTGATATTTACAACTCCAAAGTATATCTAGCTGGTAAACATACTTGGGAACCAATCACACTACAACTACGTGAAGATGTTAGTAACAATGTACAAAAACTTGTTGGTGAACAACTTCAGAAACAATTTGATTTCTTTGAGCAATCAAGTGCGGCTAGTGGTGCAGATTACAAGTTCGTTACTAGAATTGAAATACTAGATGGCGGTAATGGTGCTAACACAGCAAACGTATTAGAAACATTTGAACTATACGGATGTTACTTAGAAAGTTCTAACTATAACTCACTTAACTATGCAACTTCAGACGTAGTTACAGTAACATTAGCAATACGCTATGATAATGCAATCCAAACTCCGCAAGGAACAGGATTAGGAACAGCAATAGGCAGAACAGTTAATACAGCTATAACAGGCGGCGGTTCAATCTAAGCAATTATAAATTAGTAAATTAAGGGCCTACGGGCCCTTTTTTTATGACTGAATTATCTACCCACTTAATTAAAAAGGCTAAATATTAACATGAGCTTCTTGAATGGATTTTTAGACAATGTTGTTTCGGGTGCATTAAACCCCAAAGGTAACCTTGCAGATTACGCACATGGTAATAGACTTTATGTTGACGATAGTCATAGATTAACTCCTAAAGTTAAATTTCTTTATCATGTAACTTTTAACATTAACCCAGATGCATCAGCAGTTATACCTCAATTAAGAGAAAAGCACATGAACGAACTTAACATGCTTGTTAAATCATGTCAGTTACCTGCTTACAATATTCAGACTGATGTTAAACATCAGTACAATAGAAAAAAGATTGTACAAAAAAGAATAGATTATCAACCTATACAAATTGTATTCCATGATGATAATTATGGTGTTACTACTGCTATGTGGGAAGCATACTATAGATATTATTATAGAGATGGTAACTATGCAAAAATTACACCAGACGGATCACCTGATACAGGCGGAGGAAATTTTGATCCTTACAATAGAGGCGGACAGTTTGGAAGATTACAATATAGATACGGATTTGACAACGATAGCAGTGGACCGTTTTTTAACAGTATTACAATAAGCCAAATGGCACGTAAGAATTATACATCTTTTACACTTGTAAATCCAATGATTGCATCATGGCAACACGATACTATGGACAACAGCGCCAGTGATGTAGTAGCAAGTACAATGACTCTAGAATATGAAGCAGTGCATTACAGTAGAGGTGCAATAGGCAAAGGTGGTCCAAAAGGATTTGCTGAAGAACATTACGATAAAACACCAAGTCCAAACTCATTAGCTGGCGGTGGAGCTTCAAGCCTATTAGGAATCGGTGGTGTATTAGCTGGAGGTATGGGAGTACTAGACGATATTACAGGCGGTAAAGCAACATTTGGAACTGTACTGAAAGCGGCAAACGTATTACAAAACGCAGGTGGTTTAACACAGGGCGGAATAGGACAAGAATTATTAGGTAGTGCTATAGGTTCACTAGGTCAAGCAACAGGCGTAGATGTTAGTGGTGTTGCCGGACTAGCTTTTCCTAAAGGCGGTGGCGGAGGCAATCTTACTTCTCTTGCAACAGCGGCGGCAGTCGTTGGCGGTGGTAAACTAGCAACTGACTTTTTTAATTCAGGTGCATCAACATCTTCAACAAATTCAGCAAGTGAAAATAGTTTTAGCGGACCTGATCAATTACCAGAGGAATAATAGATGGACAAATTACAACTAAATTTACCTAAAAAAGATAAAAATGATAGTGCAGATCCAGTAAAAAGATATTTCAACACATACTATAAAAAACAACTTGCTTATCCTAGCAACGAAGTTGATGCTGTAATAGGATTTTTAGAAAGTAAAGGTTTTGATTCATCAGCCGCACAATCTACAGGCGCAGTTTTGATGCAACAAGCAAAAATAGATAATGTAAAAGTATTTGAACTTTTAGATACATTAAAAGGATTAGATAAATTACAATTAAGTTATGCTGTAGCAACTATTCTCAATTTTAATAGACAAAAAATAAGCACACTAGGATTTAGAGTAGCAAATAAAAATTCTCCTTTAGAAGCAAGAAATATAATGGGGTAACCCATGGGGCGTTTTGCACAAGGAAAGTTCACCCTAAAATATCCAGACAAATATGTAGGCAGAAAAACTCCAACATACAGAAGTAGTTGGGAATTTGCATTTATGAAATTTTGTGACGAAAATCCAGCAATACAATCCTGGGCTAGTGAAGCTGTAAAAATACCTTATAGAAATCCACTAACAGGACGACATACAATATACGTGCCTGATTTTTTTATACAATATAAGACAAAAAAAGGTAAAAATATGGTCGAATTGATAGAGGTAAAACCAGACAATCAAGTTACTATGGAAACTGCTGGTAAATCAAGACATAATCAAGCTCATGTTGCACTAAATATGGCAAAGTGGGAAGCCGCAAGAGCATATGCTAAGTCTAAAGGTATAGGATTTAGAGTTGTGACAGAAAAGGATATGTTCCATCAAGGAAAACGATAAATAATAGTAGCAGTTAATGAGAGTATAGCATGACAAAAAAATTAGAAGAACTTCTTGACTTACCTGATAGTAAAGAAATTATTAAAGAAGACAGGAAAAAAGAGAAAAAAGAAGTTATATCTCAGCAAAACGAAACGCTTAGGGACATAGCAGAGTTTGATAAAATAGCGGCCGCACTACCAGCTGTAAAAGGTTTAGGTGAAATGGCTGACAAAGAATTAAATGACATTGCTGAAAAAGCGTTAGATGCATATGATGATCTTATGGATTTAGGCATGAATGTAGAAAGTAGATACAGTGGCAGAGTATTTGAAGTAGCCGGCGGTATGCTTAAAACGTCTCTTGATGCTAAAGTAGCGAAAATGGACAAAAAACTTAAAATGATTGAGTTGCAACTTAAAAAAGAGAAGATGGATAAGACTGGAAAACCAGACGATGAACTAGTACAGGGCGAAGGTTATATAGTTACAGACCGCAATAGTCTACTCGAAAAACTCAAGAATATGGATAAATAATTTATAAGGACGAAAAACATGTTTGAAAAATACTTAGCAGAAGCGAAAAAAATATACGAATTTAATATTGGAATTGCAGGAGAACTTCCAGAAGGATTTGCAGATGAGTTAGAATCTTGCTTACAACGTTACAGTGTAGCGTCAATGAGTGCAGGAAAGAAAACTCCTATCCAAGAACGCCCTTTGGATTTCCCACAACTTAGTAATTGTGAAGTAACATATTATGAAGTTGGTTTGAACTATCCTACTACGCCACAAGTGTTAGGTGAATACATTGCACAATGTTGCGAATGCAGTAGAGATAACTTGATTGTGCGTAATGTAAATGAACCACAAGAAGCATATCAGCAACCAATGAGTAATGAGCCTTATCAAACAAAATTAGAAACTGAAGATATGGGCGGCGAATCAGCACAAGAAGATGTTGGTGGAGCAAGAGTAATGAGTCTTCTAAAAGAACTTGAAACAGCAAGATCCGAAAAAAATTATGATCCAATTCAAGATGTTAAACCAGGTGATACTAAAGATATTGCCGACAAAGAAAATACTGTATCACCAGTAGGGAGCAAATAATGAACATAAAAGACATGATTGCTAAAATGGATGCTATTGAAGCACCTAGCAAAAAACAAAAACTAGAAGAAGCGGCTTCAATGAATATTTCTATGACAGCTGATGACGCTGGTCAAGTTGGTCAGCTTATGGCAATGATGCGTAATGCTGGAATGGAACCGCAAAAAGTAAGCGATATGCCAATGAGTCCAAGAATGGATATGGAAAAGCATATGAAGGCACTTGGAGCAATGGACGATGATCCAGAAATTCCAGGCAAAGATGATGTTCCAGGAGACCAAGATCTTAAAGCAGGTATCCTTGGAAAAGGTTTAGCGGCTACAGGCGGCGCAGTAGCAGGCGATGCA